CCATTGTCTCCAGCCTTATATGCTGGTTGTCTTTTATAATTTGCCATCAGTCTCTCATCATCATATTGTTAGTATTGTCTATAGATATACTTTGGAATCCTAATTGCTGCAGTATACCTAATGTTTTTAATGCAGCAGTAGAGCTTACAAGAACTTCATAGTCTTCACTTTCTAAAGCAAGTTCAGAAATTCTATCAATAGCCAGTGCTATTAGCATTGTCTTGTTCTGCATATCCGCCTGCTCCTTGTTCCATTTCAGAATTAAGCATCATGCTGCCATCTGGCATTTGATGCATACCTTGTTCTTGCATCATTTGTTCTTGTTCAGCTTGTGCTGCTTGTTGTTCTTCAGTATCTTGATACAAAGACATAAAATCTACAGCTTGATGTGGCGGAGGTTGTACTCCATCTTTAACTGCCTTAACAGCAAGTTCTGCCCACTCTCTACTAGAATCATCATGTGCTTGAAGTAATTGACGTTTGTTATCAATCTTTTTATTATCAGCTTCTGCTTTTATTAAACTTATATTAGCTTCTTGACTTGCAAGCTCTAATTGAACTGCAGCTTTTTCTGCCATACTTTTTTCTTCTTGTTCTTGTTTTTGTTTAGCTTGTGACTCTTGTTGAGCTTGTTGAAACTCTTGTGAACTTGGATCATTTAAAAATCTTGTTGGGTCCATTCCCATATTTTTTAATATATCTACTGCAAGATTATAAGAAGCCATTGGATTAACATAAGCTTCTGACGCTGGACTTTGTGCCATCTGTGGTAACAACAATGTAAGTTGGTTTAGTTTCTCAGCCAAAGAAGAGTTTGAATTTTCTCCAATGTTTGCCTGAATGTCTAAATCCATATTACCCGGCATCATCTGTAACTCTTGTGGTGTAAGCGTTGCATAACCTTTGTCTGTCTTGTACATTGTAGGGTTTTTTAGATTGCTTTTCATTTCTCTCAATACACCACGACACAATTCTTTAATGCCTGTCTCAACAAACCTACGTGCTATATGCTCTACTCTTATTTGTGCAGCGTTTTGTGCGCCTGCCATTTTTTGCTCAGAGTTACCTGACACATATAATGTATCATTTAGACCCATAGCAGTTTTACTTAGCCCAGTAGATTGTTCTTTCTGTAGCCCTAAAAATTCTAACATGCCACTTGTACCAGCACTCATTGGTTCTGGCTGCAGTTGTTGTACTGCTGCTGCAGGATTTCCATTAGTAGGAATGATTTGTTTTGGCACTGGGTTTTGTAATGCTGAAAAGTCTACAACATTAGGATCAGCTAACGTTCTACCGTAATTGCCAAAGTACACGTTTTCTACAAATCCTCTAAGGATAGCTGTAGTTGCTTGTGTCTGTGGGCGAGCCATATCAAGTAATGATAAACCATAAAACTCATGTGGTATTTCAATAGGATTAAGTACTGCTACTGGAACATAAGCTACGTCATCTTCTTCAAGTATTGTGTTGCCAGCTTTAATAACATGTTTAAGTTCTGCTATGCCATCGCCATCTCTATCAGAGCGTATCCAGCATTCTATAACAGTCATACTCATGTTAGCTTCTTCTTCATCACTGTCTGAGTTTGTTATAAAGTTTTGTATGCCAGCTGAATCTTTTCTAGCAAATGACTCATAAGAAAAAGATGAACTTCTTACTGTTGCTTCTTCTCCAATCTCATCCAAGTCAATATCTAAGTCTGACCATGTTCTTCTAATTTCAGAACGTGTCATTTCTGTAACAATGCCAACAAAAACTGCATCTGTAACACTTGATGCTGCTCGATCAATTAAGAATGACTCAGGTGGTATTGTGCTAAGTTTAACCCCAGACTTGTCAATTTTTCTACGCAACCTTACATCAACAAAAGAATAATAACTTGTGCCGTCTGCATTTACGGTTGGCTCTTCAGCTACCATTAAATCACCAATTAATTCTACATTTGCATCTGCTAATATTTGGTCTAACACACCTTCTTCAATGCTTTCGTATTCTTCAACAACGTAATCGTAATGTGCCTCCCAACCCCAAGTAAGGGCACTATTGCCAAATACAACTGCTGACTTTATCCACGTGGAAAGTTTCGACCATCCATCAGGATTTGAGTTGAACAGACAATAGTTGACAACATCAGATGCAATCTGTGACGCTTTAACTGCAGCCATCTCGTTGCTATATGGTGTAAATAAAGCCAACTTATTATTGTCTAATAAAAGCTTGGTCAATAGTGCTGTATATCCCTCAGCTATCTCGGCTGAGTCTGAGGATACTATTGAGCTTACACCCTGTGGCTTTAAGTCGCCTTGAGGTTCTAAGCTCATTTCATATACGGCATTTTCTCTTTTCTTGCTTACGTCTGATGAATTTGTATTGCCACCAGTAGCATTACGCATGTGTCTGTCTATAGACTGAATTAACATGTCGTCATCAATCTTTTCAATTTTCTTTTTCATTCTCGCTCTCTCTATGGTTTTATTTTAATTCGATTTGGAGATTTGGTGTTAAAACTAACTCTTGAACGTAATGGCATACGAGTTAAAAGATCATTCATTCCAACTCTAAACATTGATTGATTAACTCTGTTATGGTTAAACTCATCTTCATTTTCACGTTTCATATATTGCGCACCTAGTCTTGCAAATCTTTCTGGTATGCTGTTTTTATATTCTGATGGATTGTTTCTTATAAGCTCTCCACGCCAATCTCTTTCGTATCGTGGGGTTTCTCCTCTTTTTATTTCAAGTGGGCTTTGTTCGTATTGTTTATATGCTGATTCACCTACAGGAAAGTTTTTTATAATTCCTAACTCATATTTACTATCTGCTAACGATTGTGCTACCATCGGAGCTAACAATTCTTTTCCAAAACCAAGCCTGTTATTTCTAGGGTTGTTATTAAAAGCATCCTCTAAGGCTGCTTCTTGTGCAGAAGAATTATAAACTAAATGATTAGGGGCTAATGCTTGCATCATTTCAGCTTGATCTTGTAATGTATTTTGTCCATATTCAGTTGGATATATTCTTTCTACTATTTCTCTGTTCTCATCAATTATATTTGTGAGTTCTCCAGCTGACATTGATGAAGTGTATTGATTCATTGGACCTCTTTTTTCCCAAGAATCTTTCATCATTTGATATTCGTACTCTCCATCTCTTCCACCATATCCAGTCAAACTTGTTGCAAGTTCATCTTTATAAATATCTGGAGCAACTAAATATCTGCCAAGAGGCGTTTGTCGTTCTCTATTTCGTGGGTCGCTATCATCTCCATTTAAATAAGTATAATCATAATATTCTTGCATTGATTTTGGATCTGTTGCATTGTGTAATAAATTATCCACATAAACACTAGCTGGACCACCTTTACCATAAACACCATTTTTATAATCACCAAAATGTGTTTCTATGTTGTGCATATATTCATGTTCTGCTGTATTGCCATCATCTATATTATTTCTATTTAGTGTATTATCAGAAATAGCTATTAGACCTTCTTCCCAATTATAACCAGCTGGATATGTTGCACCTAAATTACCTTTTGTATTAATACCTAGATTTTCTTGATTGCTTTCATTTCCAGTAGATATGGATGCATCAAATGGCATAATTTTTTCAGGGGTTGTATGAAAAACATTTGCAGCATTCTCAAAGAAATCATTCCATGGACCGGGATTTAAATCGTCAAATCTTTTTACATTTGGTCCAAGTATTGGTTCGTAAGCCATAAGTTCTCCCTACAACCATTTAGTATCTGGTTGCGTATATAGTTGATTTGTTTCACCCCAATTAAATGATTTGTTAGTTAAGGCGTGTCCATGTGTTCTGTAAACTTCACAAGCAATAGCAAGTGACATTACCATATCATCATAGTGCCCAGTAGAAGCTTCTGCTTTACCTGACTCTGTAACAATAAAATTTCTTAATTCTTCCAACACCATTGCTGAAGGTATCATAATATCTTCATCATCAATCATACGTCTAAGATTAGATATGATTGGTGGTCTAGTAGACATAGTAGTCTTAAAACCCAAATGATTAACATTATCACCAGCAGTGTTAGCTGTTTTCTTTTGTTGATATATGTTTGGATAGTTCATGCCAAACAATTGTTGTACTGTTGCTAAACCAATTGAGTTACTTTCAGGACATACTAATGCATTGTTATACCATCTGCCAAGATAGAATAGCATTTTGCCATAGCTTACTGGGTCTATTCTATTGCTGCGAAATATAGCACATATCTCACGCTCTTGGTTTATTACAGTAGCAACTGAATAATCACCTCTTACTCCAAGTGCAACGTCAGCACCAACAATGTATTTGTTATCTTTTTGTGGTGCAGTCCATACACTTAAAGAACCTTCTTGCGATTCATCAAACGCACTAAACGCTTCATTGTATTCTCGTATAGACTCTGGAGCCATGGGTAAATATTTGTCAAGCGTCTCTTTACTGAAGACGGATGAACC